AATATGAGATAACATATTGTTAGGATTATCCCAGCGTCCAAAATCTGGGGTTTCTAAGGACTTACCGAGGTTCACCAACAAAGGCATAACCTGAGATTCGTTATACCAATGCTCCAACTCTTTCATGGACTCATTACGAATAGACTCAGGTAGGTCAGGTCTGGTTGCTTGGTCACGCATGGTCTTTTCATACCAAGGCGGGATAATAGCGCCGTTAGCAGTCTCAGGAATAGTGCCAACATGAACACCAAAGTCCGTTCCTCTACGTGATCTAGCAGGTGGCCTAGGCAGTAATACAGCAGGGTCTTGCTTTGTCGAGTGATACGCAGGTTGAGTAAAACTTATAGCCCTAGCTCTATCCTCAGAAGTATTGTTAAGGGGCAGGCCAAGTCCACCCTTCTCAACAGGCAAGGAAGCTCTCATCCTCGCTAGATCATGTGCCATCTCAAATGATGTCTTAGGCATAACACGCTTAACGGCTTGCTTCAATGGTTCTGCAAGGTAACCTTTTAAACCACCACCTGCTAGGTGAACAGCCCCACCTTTGGCTTTAGTGATGTCAGGATCGGTGATGTCGTAAGTGCCACGGTTGCCAATGGCTGACTTAACATTCTTTGGGTCAAAAACTTGGACTGAATATATCTCATTGCCATACATATCCATATCAGGAACTTCAACCCCATCGTATCCTTTTCTTTTTAAATGATCGATTACTTTATCTGCATGAATGTTTTGGCTTGGAGTTATCCATTGATATGATGGATCAATTAATTCATTCTTTTTTAATAAACCAAGTTCGAGAACAGAATTTATTATATCTTTTTCATTAGCAGGGTTCGTTACATTCAAATGAACAGGCATAACATTGGATCCAGAGTTATGTATCCCTTTACCCCTACTCTCAGCATAAGAGTTTGCTACCTTTGGATTAAAAGCAAAGAATGAATTAGGCTCAAATTCCTTAAAGTCATCACCTGTGCCGTGATACATCCGATCTTGAAAATTGCTACGTTCAAGCATCTTGGCAAGGTTAGCCTCACGCTCAGCCGCAGGTAATACTTTGTTTACGTCAACGGCAATAGCCCTCATCCTAGCCAAATCCTGAGCCATCTCAGACGTAGTCATACGCTTGACTGCCTGCTTAAGCGGTTGCTTTATTATGTCTTTCAGCGCCATATTTAACCTTACTGTGCGTAGGGGTTTCCTAAAGACTTTGCAGTCTCGTCAACGTAATCACCGTCATCATACGTCGGTTCAGGATTAATGTCTAACCAACCTGTGTCCTTTAAATACCTTATAGCCTGCGTTGCAGAGTCTACATAATCATCGTGCGTTGCGTCAGGAAATGCACACAACTGACTGATAAATCCTTCGCACCAATCCTTTACGTAGCCCTTGCGATTGCCGCTCTCAGGCAACCAGACCCTTCCAGACGTAAAGATTGAGGCGGCTATCTGAAGCCTGCTCATCTTGTCTGCTCGACCGGGGTTCCAGCCCATCACAGGCAAATGCATAGCCTGAAGCTCCTGCATTAGCGAAAGTCCCGAAGCCTTTGATTCAATTAAGATTAAGTCAGGACGCTTCTGTTTTTTGTCGTCGCCGTAAGATACTTCCCACTCTGCCCTTATTCTAGGCTTGAGCTTAGGAAACGTCAGATGCTCTGTCCAACATTCCATCAGCAGGACGGCTCTTGGGCCGTCATCAGGCTTCCATACTCCCCACACAGTGCAGGCAGTAGGGTCATTGTATTCTTTGTCAGTGTATGCCGTGTCTAGACTAATCAATACATACTCTAACTCAGGCAAAGGCTTGTCGTGAGGCCAAAGCTTAAACATCTCTCTGGTCACTACTTTACCGTCTTCTAGGTCTACTACCTCTCCCAAAACCTCTTGCTTGTATAAGTCACTGCCACGATATTGCTCTAACTGTTTCGAGAACGTCGAGGAAAGATTGTCAATGTTATCGTAAGTAGACGCTCGATCTATTATTACGTCGTCTCCCTCTCTAGCCATTAAATCGAGAATCAAGTCCTTGTGCTTTGGAGTAGTCGTTACAATGACGCGGGGCTTATCACCCAACCGTAAGCCCAACATCATCATGTCCCAAGCCTCGCCTGCACCTAGATATTGGAAAGCGGCAAGCTCATCTACCCAAGCATAATGGAACTGTGGCCCCCTCAGCCTCTCGTAAGAGTCAGCACTGATGCCACGTATTGATGAGCCGTTAATGAAGTGTATCTCGTGATCCTGCTTGTTATATTGCTTAATAAGCTCTGGCGGTATTACGCTTAACAACCCGGATACGCCTTCAAAACACGTAAACTTGATGTCATTAGCCGTAGGAGCCAACACCAAGGATCTACAGTTAGGATTAGTCCAAGTCCACCACCATAACGTCTCAGCGCCCGCCCTGCTCTTGCCTGATCCTCTCCCAGCAATCAATGCCCAAATGGTATAGTCTAGCTCTAAAGGTGGCGGTATCTGATGCTTCTTAGCCCGATCAATCCATTCCATATGCTTAAGATAAGCAAGCCGATCAGCAGGCGGGATTGTCTCCCACTCTACTGCCGTGAGTATATCAGTCCTCACCTGCCCTCTTGCGTAGCTCTAGATTGCTGATCAATGCCGATAGCTTGTCAAATCCTACGTTCTCAAGCTTGATTGCCATGCCATCCTTGCCCGTTATCTCAGTTCTGTCAATATACAATCCACTGGCCTTTCCTCTTGCCATCTCAGCTTGTATTGCAGGCCCATACTTCTCTGAGTCCGTTGCTAAGTCTCTTAGCCTCTTTAGGTCTTCTAGATGACTGACTAACGTGATCTGAGCCTCTTTCCTAGCAGGCTTTGTTAACTCGCTTAACCTTGACCTGATCTTGACGTTATCAATTAAGTCTTTTGCTTTTCTGTTAATCGAATTAGAGTTCATATTCTGGACATCATATGCCTGTCGGTAAGCTTCTGAAGCGTTACCTGTTTTCATATACTCTAGAACAAATTTCTCTTGTTTGGGCGTAAGCATCGCTGTCTTTATAAAGTGACGGTTACGTGATCCGTCGACGTCAATGATGGGGAGGAATCAAGCGCCCGTAGCTCATTATAACGATCTAATCAACTCTTGCAACCGTTATAGAGTATTTTACACCAGATTTATCCAATACTTCAATGACTTGCGCGTTATTTTCTGCGTCTTTCATGCGCGGGCCGATCCAATCCACGTTACCATGATCGTCCTTCAGCGTTACAGCATACATACAAATATCAGCGAGATAATCGATCATTACTATCCTTTATCGTGAGACATGTCTTACACATATTACCGTAAGGTAATTCGCTTTTTGTCCAACGCTTATGACCCACTACTTTAGAATTCATCCTGATAGCGCGTAACATGAGACATAAAGTATCACCAACGAGCCTTATTTTTTCTACAGGATCCGCTAAAAACTCATCACGTAAAATGTGACTTGTTACGGTGTTTTTCACTTGCCTTATCATATACATCCTTCACCCCCCCCCGTCATACTCTTTAATCCTTCAACCCCTACGTATTCTTTGGAAGGTTGTTCGATCCTAGCCTAAGCTAAGATCTCCTTAAAACGTATTCCCCGTTGAGGAGTCCGTCACCCGTCAGCCTTGCGGTCAGTAGTGCTAACTTCGCCTCTACTCTGTGCGCTATTTCAGACCTTTGCCACCAGTCGCGCTGTCTACTCCACCCCCTGTTGCTCTCATTACCAGAGTGGGTATAACCCATGAAAAAGCCCTTAACTGGGGCGGCGGGTTGGAAGCCACAAAGTTACGAAGTGGTTGCCTACCCCAGTTAAGGGTTCTTAGTAACTTTTTGCGCTTCCAACGCAACCCGTCCTTTTCACGAGTAAGGACAGTTTAAAGACCTTTTTTAGGATTGTCAAACTACTTTAGCAAATACTGTTTTTGCTAATATTTAAGCATTCGCTTAGCATTCGCTTAGCATTTGCTATGCTGTGGCATAAACCATGCCAACTCTATTTGAGTTATACATGGAAATTGTGGATAAGCTGTGGATAACTAAATAGTGGTCACTAACGTAAAAAAAGCTGGCACGATTCT